AAATCCAATTGAACACCGGGGGGAAACTCCAAACCTCCATCACCGAATTGGGTCGTTGAGGAACTGCCAACCATGTTCAGTTGGTAATTGACCAGCCGTGGGATGTTGCAAACGGTGGCGTCGTTGGTGGTAACGACAGTTCCTGCGGGGACGAGTCCATATCGGTAGAGAGGTAGGATGGCGGGGGAGGAGGTTGTGGCTGAGAATCCACGGGTCTGGTAGATGGAGGTTCTGATTGACGCGAGTTCGACCTGTAGGAAGTATGCGGAGGCCCACTCAACAACGGGGTGTGACTTGAAGGAGTAGGATCCGCTACCAGCGTACAGACTGAGAGAAATAGGAGACACAGAACAAGGTAGAATGAAAGAACCCCCACCACTGCCTGAGATGGTAGGGGGAATGGAAATTGCGTTAGCCACGGCTGAAGAGTTACCAGAACCAACAGGTGGAAGAACATCGCTGCCACTAGAAGAGATATTGTGAGACATTGAGGATGACGAAATGGCATGGACTTGAGCGTTGACCGAATCTTAAAGGTACTACAAACGAACCACACAGTGATTCTTACTTAAATATAGGGTTTTCTGTTCATAACGCAAGGGGGTAGAGGTGTTCTCGACGACGACGTAATTGATTCCCTCCTCGCGGAGGAGGGCTTCAGCTTCGCTAAGACTTAGCATCGAGAATTGACGGTAATAACGGCGGGTGTGACCAGGGCGTAAGTAACGAACGCATTCGCTGAGACATGCTTTCCTGGGGTCAAGGAGGACGTTAACTGGCTTGGTAGGATACGACGCGCGGAAGAAAGACCAATTCCGTAAGCGAAGCATGTAAGCAATGATTGAAGAGCATTCGTCACCAGTGAAGAACGGGTACATCATCGGACACGCAAGTTGAAGGAACTGAACCTCGTCTGACGAGTAATCAGTGGCGCGAGAGATATAACTCTGGTACAATTCCTTGACTGAAACATTGCTGTCGGGTAGACGAGTGAGGTGCTTCATGAAGGCTCTGATCGGATCGACGATATAGCGCTGGCCATTGTGGAAACGTCCGGCGTGGTAGGGGACAGCACCGACATCAATCTTGAGGATGACGTTGGCAAAACAAGCGCGGGCCGAGTAAGGGTGAGGGGACAGGTTTTCAATCCATCCGTGCACATCATCACCTTTTTCCACAATGTACGCAGTGTCGGCGTGCCTATACTTGCAACTCACCGTTAGCAGCTCCATGATGTCGTTCCGGATGAGCGTCCAGGGGTCACCAGAGCCCAGGTTGAAGGACACCATCCCGGAAACGGCAGCTTCGTCACGAGATTTGATCTTGTAACAAGAACTCCAGAGAAGGTACAGTTCACAATCCTCGTCAGAAACACCGCAATCCCTAAGGAACAAAAGGAATTGCATGAGCATCTCTGGCGTGTGACTGCTGTCCTGCTTGCTGACGTCGGCTTGCAAGTTCTTGGAACCGGTGAAGAGGTCACCGAGGCCTAAAGTGCGAATCTTGTGGGAAAGTTGATCGTCCGTTAACCCGTAGTCCAAGATGATACCGGGTCGCATCAAGCGACAACCATTGAAGTAAGCCTTCTGCTGCGCGAGAGCGAAGCGCAGATTAAAGACCTTGGCGTTGGCAATGATTGATTGACCGTAAGGGAGCGTAGCGGCGAAGCATTGAACAGCTTTCGCCTTGGATTGTGTCTTGAACTCGGCGTCACAGGACGTGACTTGTTGGTCTCACCAAAGGGCTCACTGTTAGCCAACGCAAGGACTGCACCGGACAACCTTTCGGCAAGCCAGTTGTAAGAGGCGTCGACATCAGGGAGGATAGTGGACTCTTGAGCGTAATAACATTCCTTGAAACGGGC